TGACCGGGGCCATTTACCTCCAAATTTAGTAGGGAATTGCCATAAGCGCCAGCCAAATAGCAAACAATCCACGCAAATTGATAGGTATTTAGTTCAGCCGAAGCAAATTCTGCCACCTGATCCATGCCATCGGCATAGCAACGAAAGACCTGAATGCAGAATCTATCTGCCCAGTCGGACGATCCATAAGCCGGGTCAGCGCCAATGACGTAGTAGGCGTTGGCAACGGGTTCCTCCCATATCTTCAAGGTTGCCAGACGCTCATTGCTTTGAATCAAACTGGTATCTTGAAAGTTGGCTCCCATGCTAAATCGGTAAGAGACAAAGGGTGTACGCTTGGCCTCCTTCATGGAGTCGGTACAACGGGCGGTAGAGAAGAAGGATGTACCCGTCATGACGAAGGCATAGTCTTCGGTTGGCGGAAACTCCTGATACATTAGGCCATCGTCCTTTAAGCCTTCATGCAGCTTCCAGCGCCACCATGCGATCTGCCGGGAGTTGATCTCATAGTTGTACAGCTTCCGAATATCTTTCGTCCATTCCTTTTCTTCTGGCGACAATTTGCCATCCCAGTAGGTTTTGTAGATGTCGGACTTGTGATCAACGGTGTAGAGCTGATTACGCCACCAGCCGCAGAAGATTGCCTTCTGGGTTCTGGCTCGTTTGGCGGTTGTCCACATATCGTGAAACATATTAAAGCCACGGGCGGTGGACTCAAACATGTAGTAGCGCAGTGGGTTGGTTTCAGCCAGAGAAGCCAAGAGGGATGCCAGACCTTCTTCGTCGCCCCATGAGGACGTTTCCGTGCCATGCAGGAAGGTAATGCCCTTGCCTCGACCCAATCCACCTTTGGCTCTTGTACCTGCGACTTGGTAAAACATGCGGCTACGGTTTTGTAGAACCAACTGATTTCTGTTGTGACTCATCAGCGGAATCTTGTATTGCTTTGGCAGACCGTCCATGTACATCGAGAGGGTGCTTCTGAACTGCTCCCGGTTTTCTTCCGTATCCGTCGTTAGCGTGCCTTGCATACCGGGGTGGATAAAGTGCCAGTACAGGTCAAGGGCCAGCGAGATGGTGGTAATACCAAGCTGTCGGCCTTTTAATACCACGAAGAAGTGAATGTCATCTTTTAGGCCACGGGCAACCTCATCCATGACATAGGTTTGGGTGCCAAGCAGTTGGTCGCCCAGTGTGATCATGCCGAGTTCTTTGGATTCAATCCTTAGTTGTCGGCAGAAGCGGTAGAAGTTCTTGCGATCAAACTGCATGGATGGTGTACCCGTAATGCTTGGCAAACAGGTCGTAGGCTACATTCTCACCCATGATTTGATTTTGCTGCTCTTTAGTTAGCTTCCAGAGCATCTCGCCGTTAGAGAGCAGTTGTCTAAATCGGCTATGGTGTCCAAATATCTTGGCTATATCCATGCCTTCATGGGGTTGACCAAAGTGTTCAAAGGCAAAGGTTTTGGCAAGCTCGTCAGGTGCATACTTTATGCCAATCTTTTCCATTGCAGGTCGCAAGAAGCAGGTGAGTTGTACGTCTTCATTCATCAACATGGGATCAGGCATTTGGCGGCGCATGATGCCGTACTTGGAGGGCGCTTCCAAGAAGGCTTTAGAGCGCAGGGAGAAGCCACCGTTTTGCACTACCAGTGCGTCGCCCTTCTCTACCCAGTTGTACATGGTATGAAACTCGCCATTGGGCAGCAAAGCGGCATGGGTTGGGCCACCAACGTAATCGTAGTTGAACCAGTCATCGTTCCAGTTCTCACCATTTAGCGCCCATCCATCGTGTTGCACGATAAGCGCGTATTTGGTGTCAATGTAGTTATGCAGGGAATACATAACAAACTCGCTATACCCGTGGTAGTCCAAGGGGGCTGAAAGAATCATTTGCGGGATGCCGCTGATGTCCAACTCCACGTTGGTAATTAAAAGGGTGCGAGCGCCGGGGAGGGCTTCTAGCGTCTTTTTAATAGCAGGTACGGCAACTCTGCCGCGTCCATCGCCGTAGATGGCAACAATGGTAATGTCTTCAAACTTTGTAGAAGCGTACATAGTCTTGTCCTAGTGGTGTTTTATAGAGTTCTTTGAGTGCAGTCTGATAGATTGCATAGTTCTTGTCATCAGGGGGCAAAGACTCCCACAGCCGCATACAAGCACGGCAGTAAATATCACCCCCATCCGTTGCAAACTTCGCCAGTTCTTTCCCAAGTTTCTTGACATCGAGGTTAGGACTCATTTGCCATCATCTTGATCGGCGCTATTTAATCGTTCAATCTCGGCTTGCAGTTCCATAATCATTCTCGCTGACTCGGTATGCACCCGCATCAGCTCATGGAACAACTCTGCGTGGGTCATCTTGTACACACGCTCCATGTACATCATCTTGGCATCTTGTGCAGCTACCGTTGGGTCACTGCCGTTGACTTGCTCCATAGCTCCTCCTTTAAAGCATTGCAATCAAGTACAAGCAAGCAATAGCGGTAATTGCTACACGCATATACACAAGGGTCTTCATTCCCTTGACTCCGCAATCATGGTCTTAATATCTTTAATAGGCATTTCAAACTCCTCATGTATTTCCAAAATAATAGCTGCCCCAATCGGTGCCTTTCCATTCCTAACCTTGGAAATCAATGGACTCTTGCAATTCAACCGCTTTGCCAAAGCAGCATCATTTTTCAAGTGATAAGTCTTTAGCAAGTAGTCTAAAAACTTATGTGGCTTGCGCTGATACTCTCCAAACATAGCTTTCCCCTATTCAATACGCCAGACACGAATGCCATCACCCTCACGGCGGCAGACAAACTTCCTACCCCACCGCTTGCCACGAATACGGTTGTAGTTGCACAAGATATTCATATTCCCACCCGGCACATGAAAGCTCTCCCCTACCTCCAACGCCTCATACGGGTAGTTATGCCGCACCTTTCCATCCGGCATTGGAATCTCATTTGTCACCTCATACATCCTTTTCTCCCTTCTTAGACTGACGCACCCTCAAATACCACATCCCAAACACCACCACCAAAGGTGCTGCAATACCCCAAACCATTAAGGCCATCATCACTACACTTATCACTATATCCATCTATGCCTCACCTGTGAATCTAGTGTGAATATAACATACACAATACAGAAACTTAATATTTCAAAGGGAAAATAAAAGGCTGGCAAACCCAATGGCTTGCAGAAAGAAGGGTTGTTGGTGGCCGGTGGGGTATCTGTCCGATGTTTAGACCATCAGATTGCCCATCCTCCGTTTACTTTCCTTACCACCAACACGACTGAGGACTGCGACCTTACGAGCCCGCCTAGTCACTAGGACACTCCGCTGATCTCACTACCTTTAGTCCGGACTTTCCAGTAGCAAGCCAATCCTCATGCGTCTTGATGCCGGTCTTTCCCGGCTGTCATTAGCAGTCTGCAACCATCCAGTGCACCTTCGTATTGCTCTCGCCCTGCTAAGTGCAAAAAGCATAGCACAGGAAAACCCATTTTTCCTTGGGGCGGGGACAAGAATAGGGCGCGCAAACCGAGGGGGTGCCTGACCATTGCCAGCCCGACAACAAACTGTCCAAACCGTCCATTCCCTGCCCGATTGCCAAAGCCACTAGCAAGCGATTACAGGCGGTCTAAGCGCATTGATTACCCTACCCTACCCCTTTGGCATCACTGCCCCTTTGGCATCACTGACAGCCTCTTCCCCTTGTGTTATGCCTCTTCCCTTTTCCCTATATATGTTGCCCCTTTGGCACCAATACGCATACATTGATATTTTGGCAAGATCGCGCAGATTGACAATCTATGCACATTCGCCCATATCAAATTGCTCATATATACATATATATGCCTACATATATAAGTACCCATATATATGACAAATATATATATAGGCATATATGAATACACCTTGAGTTAATAAGTACATCTGTCCTATAATTAACTTGTGCATCGTTGCACTATCCTAAAACAAGGGGCTACAAATGAAAGTAGACATTGCTCAACTGATCACTGACCGCATTATTTCCGAACTAGAAAAGGGCGCAACGCCTTGGGTAAAACCTTGGCGCACTTTGAAGGGCATGCCCGGCGAAGGCATGCCATTTAATCCGGCTTCTGGAACTGTATATCGTGGTGTGAATCACTTTTGGCTTGGCATGCAGCCCTATGCTTTACCGCACTACGTTACCTTCAAACAAGCACAAGGCCTTGGCGGTACAGTGAAAGCAGATCAGAAGGGAACGCCAGTTGTTTATTGGAATGTTCACCGCAAAGAAACCATCGGCGATAAGGGCGAATCCGTTACCAGTGCTTATGCTTTCATCAAGCACTACTACGTTTTCAATGTAGAGCAATGCGAAGGATTAAACCTGCCTGACATGCCAGAGCCGCCACAAGTAGATTGGAATTCTTGCGAGCAAGCAGATGCCATTGTTTCCCGTCTGAATCTCTCTGGCGGCTTAACGCATGCCGGTGATAGTGCCTATTTCCGGCCAAGTAGTGACGCTATCGTCATGCCAGCAATGGCGGCATTCGATTCTCGTGAGAATTATTATGCGACTTTATTGCATGAATCCGTACATGCTTCAGGCCATGATTCACGGCTAAAGAGAATCACTCCGGCCCGATTCGGCTCTGAAGAATACGCATTCGAGGAATTAGTAGCCGAATTGGGCGCGGCTATGCTTTGCGCCCATTGCGGCATTGATGGAGACTTGCGCCACGCCGGATATATCGAATCGTGGCTAAAAGCATTGCGTAACGACAAGAAATTTATCTTGTCAGCAAGTGCAAAGGCGCAGCAAGCAATGGATTATTTGACAAATACCAGTGTCAACGAATCAGAGCAAATAACCGAAGCAATAGCAGCGTGATGCAATACCGGCCCGGCGGTTCCGGGCATTTCCTAAACTATAAGGGGCAAAAATGAAAAGAGGTTACAAGTTTTATTTCCAAGATGAACCGCAATTCGCTAGCTATGTTTTCAATCGGCAATATCTTGCCAATAAGTTTCGAGCATATCGCGCACACCCAAAACGTTACCAGTTCACCAAAACCGAATCAGGTTATCAGGTGACAACTACGGGTTACACGGCAATCGGCATTTATCAAAAATTCTAAGGGGTAAGCAATGAGCGAATGGGAAAAGCGATTCAATGAAAAGATGGAGAAGGGCGGGATTTTCTTTTACTTAACCGGTGCCATGTTTGCATTGGGCATTTATAGCATTATCGTCATGTTCTTCCTGATATTCCAATAAAGCCCTTTTAAGGCGTTTTCACTTTAGCCGGTACAAGTTACCGGCTTTTTCTTTTGCGCTGCTTCTAGGTGCCTTAAATCCGTTTTAAACCCTATTGCCGTGGTGCCAGCTCTGTTCGATTGACCTCGACCCCCTATTCCCGCAGCCCTTATTGCTTGTTTGTCAAGGTAAGCAGGTCTAGTCTATTGACATTCTGACAGCCAGAAAAAATCGGAAATATCCACGCGCATTTATCCCGCGCGCCTGTCTGCTCATAGATGCTATATGTTACCTATATCCTTTGTTATACCTATATCCTTTGTTATACCTAGATAACTTCCCTATATGTTTGAGAAATAGATTTTTTATCTATATTACCCCTTTGTTATACCTACATATTCTCCCTATATCCTTTGTATTACCTACATCCATATAGGTACCTATATCTATATTAAACATAGGATATAGGTACCATATCTAGATATAGGCATATATGTATATATGTAGGATTCACGCACTAACAACTTATCCACAGGCATTGACAACTTATCCACACCCCACTGTAAAGTTATCCACAGAGTTATCCACAGGCATTTTGACAACATAAAATAAATGGTTGACAGATGTTTTAATGTGTCCTAATGTGTGCGTGTGCTGATGCACAACATCCGTTTCCTAACTATGAGGGTTTGCCATGAATCTATCTTCCAAGGATCATTTCGATCTACGGTCTGAGCATAAGCTCATTGACCAAATCCGTACCCAAGAAATCAAAGCACAGATTGCTTTAGACAAAGCCAGACACTCTGTCGTGGCCTTAAAAGCCTCTGTACTGCGTTTGAAAGAGCAACGCCTGTCTTTAGTTGAACTCGATGCTTAAACCGTTTCTAGGGGCTATGGTAGGCATTACAGCAATCTATCTGCTGCTGTTGTGGCTATCCCCTGCTCCCGTCCATCATCCGTGTCCAGTACACAAACACATCTATACATGCGAGGGGCTACGCAATGAAACCACACAAACACAAAGACCTAATAGTCGCTTGGGCGAACGGCGCTCTGATTGAATATCGGCAGGGTAACATTTGGCTATCTACGGCATCACCATGGTGGGAAGAAAGCGTTGATTACCGTATTGAGCCAAAACCAGACTTTGTTATGTATGCCGAAGCCACGCCCAATCATATTGCTGGCCCTGCCGACAACCGCTATACAGGTGACAACCTGCGCCTGACTTTCGATGGAGAAACAGGCAAGCTCAAGGCTGCGGAGGTACTCAATGGGTAAGTGGAAAGAACTGGCACAGCCAGACGATATTCATACCTGCCATGCTGATTGCCAAAACCCTTCCTGTATTGCAGTTAAGCAAGCTGTTGCAGAAGAACGGGAAGCCTGTGCGAAGGTGTGTGATGAGCTTGTTACACACACACAAGCCAGAGGCGATGGCGATGCAACGCTGGCTGCGTTTTCATGCGCCGCCGCTATCCGCGTAAGGAGAGACCCATGACTGACAGAGAGCTATTGCAGCAGGCGCTGGATGTGATGCTTGCTGCGATTAAAGCTGGCGACTGGGAAGTGGATGGTGCTTGCGATCCAGACTATGTACTTGAAGCACTTCGCGCTCGACTGGAGCAGCCAGAGCAGGAGCCGGTGGCGTGGATGTACAACTCAATGGGTGATACGCGCTTTGCTAAGACGTTAGACACGCCGGGAATGCACAGAGATGAATCAGTACCACTTTACACCGCCCCACCACAGCGTGAATGGCAAGGGCTGACGGATGATGAGAAAGAAGATGTGTTGAAAGGCTCAAAAAATGCCTATGACGCAATCGAACGCATCGAAACCAAGCTGAAGGAGAAGAATCATGGAAGTCTTTGACACTATTACCTTTATTGGCGCAGCCTTGGTCGGCGGTGGCGTAATCATTCTATTGACCGGCATTGCCCTAGCCATAACCCTGATGACTGACGATGACTGACGAACTGATAGACAAGATTATTACTGCCACCGCCAAAGACCTTGGGTATCCAATCGCTGATACCTATCCTTGGCAGGAAAGAGAATTGATACGATCTATTATCAAGAATTACAAAACCTATGTAAGATTTGAAGTTGTAGAAGTGTATGACTTTGGCGATACACTTTCTGAATCAGTCTGGCGGAAACGTCAGGTAGCCAAAGAATCCGAAACCTAACCATGAGGGGCTGATATGAGTGACTTTTCACCGGAAGTGCGGAACACCGCACTATGGTCTAACGATGCGCGTCGATTTGTCGAAGGCAGAGCCGGTGAGGTCTATGCCGAAAAGGTAGGCGCAAAACCTTTAGACGATCTTTCCGACATTGAAGCAGTGCAGATGGGTCTTGTTATGCAAGAACCTATCATGCGCGAATACGCAAGGCGCAAAGAACTACCGTTCAAAGATGCAGCATATAGTCTGCATCATCCTAAGCATACCTTCCTTGCCAGCCACTTTGATTACATCTCAGAAGATGGGCAGACGCTCTATGAGGTCAAGAACTTAGGTGTTCACCAGCGCAAGAAGTATGGTGACGATGGCACGACAGACGTTGATGTTGGCTACCGTGTCCAGTGCTTGCATGAATCCTTGGTGCATCAAATCCCTAACGTCATCCTGATTGTCTGCTTTGGTGGGCAAGAGATATGCGGCTATCCCCTGTCTTTCTCTGAAGAACAATGGGATATGCACGCCCGTGAAATGGCACAGTTCTGGGGGCGAGTGAAGGCCAGAAACTTTGACCCTGAATCAATGGGAGATGCTGCCAAGATCATCTACAAGGAAGACAACGGACAAAGCCTCTGGGCCAACGCAGAGCTAGAGCAAGCCTGTGACACTCTGAAGATCATCAAAGAGCAGCGCAAAGCCTTAGAAGCACAAGAAGATGCCCTAACAGCCAAGATACAGGGCTTCATGATGGAAGCAGGGCAGCTATCCACTTATGACGGTCGAATCCTTGCTACTTGGAAGAACAGCAAAGCTACCAAGTCGTTTAGCAAAGACCTGTTCCGCAGTTCTATGCCTGACATGTACGACAAGTTTATTGTCGAACAGCCGGGTTCCCGTCGATTCCTTTTGAAGTGAGGCCAACATGAGCAACGTAGTCAACCTATCAAGCGAGAGCAATGTCTCTGCCCTTGACCCTGAAATCCAAGCCTCCATCGTCCTGCGCGGTGACTTGTCTGGCCTGTCTGAAGACCAGAAGAAACAATACTACCTGTACCGCTGCAAACAAGTCGGTCTTGATCCTGCTGCTAAACCCTTTGACCTTCTAGTTCTTAATGGAAAACAAATCCTATATGCGAATGCTGGAGCAACGCAGCAATTGTGTTCTATTCACAAGCTATCCACACAGATTACACATCGGGAACGTGTTGATGGAATTTACATTGTCTCGGTTAGATGCACCGGCGCTGATGGCAGAGTTTCAGAAAATCAAGGTGCTGTGGATGTTGGGAATGTTACCGGAGAAAAACTCGCTAATGCCATCCTTAAAGCAACTACGAAAGCAATACGGCGGTCGGTTCTTGCACATTGTGGACTCGGCATGCTTGACGAAACTGAAGTTGAAACGATCCCAGAGGCGCGTGTCCAACCTCTAGTCGTTAGCGACTCTGTTGCGCCAGTATCCGTTGAGAAGCCTGTGGTCAAAGGCATTCCGTTCTTGCTGCCTAACGGTGAAGCTCACACCCATTACGCCAACTATGACGATTTGGTCAGTGGCATCTTGGATATGGTCGAAGCTATCCATAACTCGAAAAAATTTAATGCCGGGGAGAAGCTGGAGAAAATCAACAGCCTAGAAGAAGCCAACGCTGAAGCTCTGCTGGAGATTGAAACCAAGCATGAAGCACTGGCTGAAGTCTTCAAGCGCGGCATCAATACGGTACGCACCTTCTTGGAGGAAGAAACAAAAAAGTTGTAGTGCCAGCCACCGGAGACAAGATGACGCAGAACAAGATGGTACTGCAACACCTTCAAACCGGACAAAGCATCACGGCATTGGATTCCCTGAGACTTTACGGCGTGTTACGGCTGGCAGCGCGTGTCGAAGAACTTAGGAAAGACGGTCACACAATCATTACCCAGTCAGTCAGAGTGGGCAACAAAGAGTTCGCAAGATATTCATTAACGAAAGGAATTAAAGATGGAATATAAAGAGAGAAACCCCGGCACTGGCGTTCTTTACACAAACCGGAAGAAGAAAAGCGCGGCACACCCTGATTGGGTAGGCGAACTTAAAGTAAGCAGAAACTATGTCATTGGAGACTAAGGATACGACTGGCGGCGTACTGATCAGTTTAAAAGAAGACAACTGGCAACCACCCGTTGGCGGCAACATGAATCCTACGCCATCCAAGCGTAAGGACGATGACGAAATCCCCTTTTGAGGAGACTGCAATGAAATACTTATTCGCTATTTGGTTGGCAGTGACCGCGCCTTTTGTCTATGCCACCTGTACTTACAACACCTATTGCGATCAAGGACGCTGCGTAAGCTGCACCACCTGTTGCTACGGTAATAACTGCCAAACGAACTGTTACTGATGAGTAAGCTCAACAGACAGAGGGGCGCAAGCTACGAGCGTGAAGTAGCCAATGAGATTTTTGACAAGCTAGGCATTCGTATTCGCCGCAACCTAAAGCAGTATCAGGTCAAGGATGAGGGCGATCTGATCTTGGGGAAATATCTCATTGAATGCAAACGCAGACGCAAGATAGCCGTGTATGATTTCGTGGAACAGGCAGAGAAAGCCTGTGAAGCAGGACAAATACCGCTGGTTGTCATGCGCGAGGATGGCGGCAAATCGCTGGCCTTGTTGCGCTTCTCCGATCTGTTGACGCTTCTTGGTAATGAACTAGACCCCCATCAGTTGCAGGATGAATCCTCTCCCGAGGATAGTTAGGAGCGTTGCGGGGCGCAGCGTTACTGCAACACGCCCCACTTTCGGAGATAACATGGACAAGCAAAAACATATATTTATCGCAACACCTATGTATGGCGGGCAATGCACTGGCGTGTACGTGCAGTCATTGATCAATCTAATCGGCGTATTGGGCAGCAAAGGCTATAAGACTTCCTGCGCCTTCATGTTCAATGAATCCTTGATTACCCGCGCACGGTGCAATATGGCGCACCAGTTCTTGCAGGGCGATGCAGACTACCTGTTCTGGATTGACGCTGACATTAAGTTCCGCGCAGAGGATGCCTTGAGAATGCTTGAGGCTGATGTAGATGTGATAGGCGGAATCTATCCAAAGAAAGAAATAAATTGGGAAACCGTTAAGCGGGCAGCGGTAGAAGGCAAAGAGAACCTGAGAAACCACACCGGCAGTTTTGTGGTCAACCTGTTGAACGCCGAACCTTCCATGACGGTGCCAGTGGATAAGCCTTGCGAGGTGTCTGGTATTGGCACGGGCTTTATGTTGGTTAAGCGGGAAGTCTTTGAGAAGCTAAAGCCGCATACGCCCACTTACGTCAGTGATATGACACACCTTGCAGGGCAAGAGATACACGCTTTCTACCTTGATCCTATTGATCCTGATACTAAGCGGCTATTGTCTGAGGACTATTATTTCTGCCATGAGTGGCGCAAGATTGGCGGCACGATCTACGCTGCCCCGTGGTGCCAAATGGGTCACATGGGAACGTATTTGTTTGAGGGTGGACTATTGTCTAGCGAATAAAAAACCCCGCCGGAGACATGGCGGGGGAAAGCGCGAGAAGGAAACGCGCCAAGCAATTATTTACGGGTGGGCTTCTTGGCAGTCTTAGCTGACTTCACGAAGTCTGCCTTAGTTGGCGCACCCTTACTGCCGGGCGTTCTCATTCTCTCACCACTACCTGCTTTGATACGATCCTGTTTGGCGTTGATGTTTGCGTAGAGTCCTGTCTTCATTTGATCCCCCAAAAGTATAAGTCGTGAGCCTTATCATTGCTTATAAATTCATAGACTTTAAAAGCCGATAAATCTACTTCCTGCCTTACATCGTCTTCCGTTAAGTTGCGATAATAGTCTCCGCAAAATGGTGCATCCTGTGGGCTTGTACGCCTTGTGCCATGCTCCGGCCTTCCCGTCGTAGCGCAACTAAAGAAGACCAAGCTGCCAGCCATCCTGATCATGTTTTGAAGCGTCTTAGCCCACTCAGGGTTATGTTCAAAGCATTCACAACTTGCGACCACATCAAAGCTACCATCGCCATAGGATAAGTCTTCGCCCTTGGCAACGACATCCACATCCTGTCCTGCGCCAAGATCAACCCCAACATAGTTGCACTGTTGAAAGAACTGTCTTATAGAACCGTTAATGTTTAGGCTACCCACCTCCAGCACATTCTTTCTAATGAAGAAGTCTGGGAACCTGTCTCGCAAACTTGCTACAAAATCCAACTGCGCCTGATGACTCATTCGCCTGTCCGAAAGTATTGCATCATCTCATCAAGTAACTGGCGCTGCTCTGGCGTATAAGCCATCTCATTAAATTCTTCAGGCCATTGCTGGAATGGGTATCCACGGAAGTAACCGGGCAATCCAGTGCGCTCATACCAATCTTCGTAAGGACGATCTTCGCCATAATTTTTTTGGGCAAACTGATACTGACCACGTAAGCGATCATACTGACCGGGCAACAAAGACTTTTGAAACTGGTTGTAGTAGCCCTGCACTCTTGGGTCTTGCTCAATCATGTAGTGACTTGCAATGTCGCCAAGAATATCTATTGGCCTAGTCTTTGGGTCGTAAACTTCGACAAGCGGTCTGCCAACTGGAAATTCTTTGGGGCGGGGGCGCTCTGGAGAACCCGGCTCATCGGAAGGAAAAAACTCTAGCTTGCCGTACTTCTCAATGTCTTGCTTCGGTGAATACTTATAGTCAACATCAACATTGCGTAGCACAGGATATTCTTCCCTTGCCTTATCCAATAGGCGAGGGTCAACGTCCTGCGCTACGGCATCCATAATGTCTTTGTCTGCTACCGGCATCCCCATCTCCGCATCGAAGCTCTAGCCCTTGTTGCTGGCCCCTTGGCTTTCTTTACTACGCCACCCATACGCGCACAGAAACTAGCCTTGCGCCCTGCATCCTTCTTAGTGCGAGGGTTAGGCGCTGGTGCCTTCAGATTGCTGCCAGTCTCACGGTTGTACTTGGCACGGCCTTTAGCAGTCAAGCCAGCACCCTTGCTGACAGGCAGCTTCTCGCCACGCCCAATCGCCAGACTGACACCCTTCTTAGGCAATTTGCTCACCACTTTGCAACTGAGCCAAGGTCATGCCACCCGTGTACTGGAAGTGCGCCATCTCTTTAAATGTCTTCCACTCCCAAGCCCACTCCAGACCAGCCTCTTTACCTAATGCGCCAACCTTTTGCCACACAGGATTTTTAGTATCCCAGCAAGGCTTGCCGTTAATCAATGGAACCACATCAATAGCACAGCGCCAGTTATGCCAGCTTTGACCACCCTTGGCATTCGTTACCTTGTTGCCGGGCGCAGTGCGACCTTGAGCATACAAAGCATTCTGGCTTTCATGGTCACGGTAAGTTGATGTAATTAGCAGGTCGATGTCATTTTCTTCACACAAGGCTTTGAACTTGCGAACCTTCTCTTGCACGACCGGAAGCAAATCTTCAATTTTGCGAGAGTTAATCATTTCTTTGCCTTCATATCAATAATCTTCTCAAGCGTCCTACCACCAAAGTAAAAGGACATAACCAACATTCCCCATTGACCAAGAAGTTCCACAAAGGAATCGGCTATGTCAATCAAGGCAGCATCAAGAATTGCCAACACAAGGTAAGCAACAAGAATATAGATTAGCGTAATAGGACGGATGTTCTTGGAGAGCCAACTGTCACTAGCCATGTCAGCTTGTTGGCGTAAAGTCAGATTATCTTGCTCTGCTTTGTATAGCTCAGTGTCGTTTGCCATCTTGGCAAGCTCACCATCTTGAGCCATCTTAGCCAGCTCTAGCTGCGCCTTTGCCTTTTGTTCAGGGTCAGGGATTAGTTTGTCGATTAACTTGCCGCCAATGCCTAGCAGCGCGTCCAGTCCAAATGGCATCTTAGCCTCCTTGTTGAATCATCCAGCGCATAA